TATTGACAAGTGGTTCGAGAATCCATTGAATCCTTTGTTCCATCCGATCATGAACGTCAAAGCGCAAGCAGTTCGAGAAGGAATCAGGACAGCATCATTCTATCGGAGGAAATGAAATGGTTCGAGATTGCCCTGAGTGTTACAATGATGGATTGATTGCCGGTGCTGAAGCAATGGCCGAAGTTCTTGAGGAATACGGAAGCAGGGAGAAGGCAGTGGGAATTGATTTGGTTGAACGTGCCAGGTTAAACGTACTCAATGAGATTTATCCGGCGACATCAAAACCAGCTGCTTCTAAACCAAAACCAAAACCAAAACCAACGGCTCGAAACAAAGCGTACTCGAAAGCGTTCAAGTCTGTTGAAAGTCAATTCAAAAAGAAGAATGGATCATGGAAAAAGAACGGATTCAAGAATTGTGCCAAAAAAGCAAATGGAATGTGCAAATGATGGATGTAACTTGTCCTAAATGTAAAAAGAAATTTACCAAAGTAAAACCTTGGTTATCTCATAAAATGAAATGCCTCAAAAGCAAGAAGGACAATTGAGATCGATATGATCTTCAATACACAAACATATATCTTCTTCTTCAGGTAATTCATCATCTTCATCATCATTAGCCAAGGCTTCTTGATAATCACGCCATGCCCAGTTGACTGGACATTGAACATTGTTGAAGCATTGTAGATCATGACACCAACTATTGTGCATTCGGAAGAATTTTTGCTTCATCACAATCCCTCCAAGTAGATCGCAATATAGATTTTACAGAGTGGACATTCGTATCGAGTCTTATTTCCATTGTAGATCTTCATCACACAATCGCAATCTTTGCAAACCACTCTCATTCTTTCACCTCCAAGCGTGTTTGCATATCATCTATGAGGCAATAGGCACACTCTCGGCCTTCTTTCATCCTTTCAGTGCATACAGGACATGAGATCCAAACTACTTTCTTAGTCTGTAAGTCGTTTTGCATGTCTTTTAGAATCAAATTATTGATGTAATGACTCCTTTTACCCATCTTTTTGTTGATAAATTGGATGCATTCTAAGTCAATCGTCACTGTTATTGCCGTTTTCATAACCCATCCGAAACCATTTCCTCTTATAAATAATACTATTATGCCAAAAAAGAAGGGGGGTATCTTCGATTCCAGCCAAATAGGGGGGAAAATAGCCAAAGTCAAGTGCGATTCGGCGGGAGACAGTGTGCTGTCGACCGGCTCCTTGACTAAAAGTCTGATGTCGCCTTCGGCTCAAAGGATAGGGGTTTTGGTGGGGATGGGTTCATTTACCGGCCACAAGTGGGAGGTGACATGCCCAAAGCATACAAAGTCACAAGCGACCCGTTTTTCGTGAACGGTAATTTAACACAAAGTGCCATCGACACATTCACACAATTGGAAATTTCGATGCCGCTTGATAGCCTTAATCAGGAGGGAATCGTTGTCCACGCTGTTTATTGGACAAGTGCTGAGCCTTCTTCAGCAGTAGGCGCCTCCAGTAAATTGAACATGCAGTTAACCTCCACCAGCCAAACCGGCATAGTTAACGCCAACAGTGCCAACCTGATTTCTCGAAGAGAATTGGTAATCACCGGTGGCGCTGCAGAGTTCAGTGGTCCTCATGTTCTGGACTTCATTGGATCAGAGTCACCATACACTGAAGCAGACAATTTGATGCTGATCGCAACCGATAATGTATTCTTGGCTTGTGATTCGATCAACCAATTAGCCGTGAAATCAGTCTTCTTCAGAATGGTTTGTTCTCGAATCAAGTTGACATCCTCTGCATATGCAGCCATGGTCACCAACGAATTGTCTTCTTGAGCAGGTGGTTAACCTGGTTAAGATACATGGCAACTGGTGCGGCCCTAATTGGACCGGTGGTCAGAAGGTCTCTGCAGAGGATTACACCGGCTCATGGTCGGCTCCGGCTGTTGATTGGTTAGATCGATGCTGCAGAACCCATGACAAAGCATGTGCTGATGGTGGTTGTTCTGCTGCTGCTGATCGTAAAATGGTCAAATGTATTGACAAGTGGTTCGAGAATCCATTGAATCCTTTGTTCCATCCGATCATGAACGTCAAAGCGCAAGCAGTTCGAGAAGGAATCAGGA